TTTTACTGTCTTACTATGCTAACTATAACATTTTACTGTCTTACTATGCTAACTATAACATTTTACTGTCTTACTATGCTAACTATAACATTTTACTGTCTTACTATGCTAACTATAACATATTAATTTTAAATGTCAATAATTTTTTGTTTTAATCAAGTAGTCTATCAAGTAGTCTATCAAGTAGTCTATCAAGTAGTCTATTTAGTATTTTGAAAATTGTAATAAAATTGTAATACTTTGCTACTCGCATACTAGTCGTGGCTTAAATACATTATTAAAATCAACAAGATGTTATATTCTCATCAAGTAGTCTATCAAGTAGTCTATTAAGTATGCTCCTTGATGAACTCACTGGTTCTGTGCTACTCGTGTGCTACTCGTGTGCTACTCGTGTGCTACTCTTATACTGGTCGTGATTAAAATACAATAATAAAATCAATGATTTATTTTTGGCATTATAAGTTATTATAAATTATTAAAAGAAAAGAAAGAAAGAAATAAAATTTATTATTCGTCTGCGACAACTATCAAGCTTTTTCTTTTCTTCCTTCTTTGGCTTCGCCTTTAAGTAATGCCAGTCAGGTAGTTTAAGTAATGCCAGTCAGGTCGTCATGCCAGTTAGTTTCTTTCCGTCTTTCTCTGCCAGTTTGTTGCCCGTAGGGCGGAATAGGGTCAGAGAAAGTGCGGCCCGCAAAAACAACGCACCGAACCTACAAATTCCCTATTTTTTACTATTTTTTTATATTTAAAATCAAACAGTTATTTTTTGTAGTTTATTGCCCAGCTATATTATTATATTTTGCTAATTTTAACGCATTTTTTACCTGTTTTTTAAAAAATAATTCAACAAAATATTCTGTTTGCTTTCTTTAATATAAAATGTTATATTATACACATAGGATAGGATGCAGTTAATGACTAATATTAAACCACGTAAAAAAAATAAAAACAGTCATGAATATTTAAATAATGGCGATATATTAAAGGAAATAGAAGCCAGTAAATTAACTTATTGCAGTTGGGTTGATACTCAATATACAGTTTATCAACTAACTGCAAATAATATTGATGAAGTAATTCGTGAGGGCGTAGTTTATCGCGTATATACAAACAGTCACATACCAGATGAAATTAATGCTAATAAAAATAAAAAGCGGCTTAGTAACAGGGATGCTTTTATCAAAGTTAATTTTAATCCATTTATTCACGTTATTAAAATAGATGATGAAATTACTACAGTATTAAAAAGCCATTGGGTGGGTGGTATGGAAAATGGCTATTTTAGTATTGAACATGGGCGCTTAACTAATAAATTGGGTATGCAGATAAAATTGCTTTGCGAACGTCTTGGCAGTAAAGGCAATTTTAATGGTTACACTTATATTGAAGACATGATCTGTGAAGCGATTGTTCAAACAGCCAGTGTGGCATTAAAGTTTAATGAAGCTAAAAGCCATAATGCATTTGCTTATTTGACTACTATAGCTTATAATAGTTTTAGAGGCACTTTAAATACAGAAAAAAAGAACAGAGAAATAAATGAAGAACTGCTTAATGAAATTGGTTTATATACAAATGCGCAAATGACCAGCTTTAAGCGTAATGCAGTTGGAAGTGGAGATTAAACATGCGGGAAGTTAATAAAGACGATAGAGTTACAGCGTTTGCGTTATGGAAAAAAATACATACGCTGTTTGAAAAAGAAAAAGAAATATTAAGTAAGAATTTTATTGAAATAATAGAAACCAGTGATTACTATAGAAGTCTTCCTGTAAATATTTGTCCATATATTATATTAAACTCTGTAATTTGGCAAGATTATGCAATAACCGAAGAATTTGATGCAACAAATGGTCATTATTATTGTATTGATTCCTTAATTAATAACACTGATATATATATGGGTCAGCGTATAGGACAAATATATACTACCAAAATGCAAATAGTTGATAGAGCTCATTTTATGCGATTTACATTAGAGTTAGAATAACGATAAATATATTTGTTATGTCTCATATAACAAATCCTTAAATTGTGAAAAAGCACCCCGCTCATGGGTGCTTTTTTATTTGCATTTCTTGTAATTTAAGTTAATAATAAAAATAAATTAAGGAGAATAAAACATGCCATTTTTGGGTGTAACAAAAGAACAATACAGCATTGAAGTAGAAAATGCACACTATATTGGTATGACTAGTAGAGAATTAATTAAAACTAATATTAACTTTATTTTAAACAATTTTAGTGATCCTCAATGGTTAAAACAATACAAGTTGCCATACAGTGAAGAACGCAAGGGTGTTAAACCATACGATTGGATTACAGAATATAATGGATTTTATTACTGCACAGTTCGCTTTGCTAAAATAAGATTAGAACTTGATTCAAATGCCAGTATTGCTGCTCGTGTAAATAATGTTCAAGAAGTAATTGACTTTTATAATTGGGCATTAACTCAAGTAGATGCGGGTTATTTTGATAAAGGCATAGCAGATATACAATCACGACGTAAATCAACTAGAGGTAAAAAGCTGTCAGTTTAAAAAATTCCTAATAAAGATCATTAAGTTTCTATAGGTTCAACCCAATTTGGATTTAATGTAAAGTTTGCTCCATCAAACATGTATTTTTGACTAATTACTTCATTAGGAACTTCAACATTTCTATACACTTTATATGTTGGCTTAAAACTTGCAATTACACCATTAATGTTATCTTTGTCAACAGCAGCCAAAGTTCCATTAATACTAACACTACTTTGTGTATACAATATAAAAATTATTAGATTAGTTTCATCAGTAACTACATTCATTATCATAATTTAATTACCCTTGCTACTAGATTGCTAGTTGGACTTACAGTTATTTGTACCAAAGTTGTTTCATTTAATACTATTACTGCACTATAACTTGTATTTGCAGTTGATAAACTAGTATAATCCTTAAAAATATTAATTACTTGTGGATCAACACTTAAAGTATTAATAATGGCACTTTTGATTAAATCATTAACTCTATAGCATAAAATTCCCCAATTACTGTTTATCTGTTGATAACTAATATCGCTTGCAAAATTGTTTTCAACTATTACTTGTGTTCCTAATGTATCACTATCGGGAAAAACTGTTCTAATTATTGGATATCTATTAACGCTTTTGTAAACTGTAATAAATTTACCGTTATTAATTTTTTTAACGTGTAAAAATTCCTGTGATTGGTTTGGTCCGTTAGCACTTGCAAAAAGAAGTGCTCTAGTATTTGGCCATGTTATTCTATTAATATAAGCTGCGTTATGATTATTAACAGTGTATAATTCAACACCTTTTTCTCCTGTTGCAGGATTAATTTCAATGTCGTAAAAAGTAGTATTAAGTGTATTACTAAAATTGGGCGTTAAATTTACTGAACTTCCACTAATGGTTGCTAGAAAATTTGTTCCTGTAACACCAACTAGAAATTGATTTTCGTTTCCTGTTGTTTTAATTGTTGTTCCACGACTATTTCTCGCAGGAAAAAATTCAGGTGTTCCTAAAGTAAAATTGGTACCGTTATATATTGCAGTTCTATAAACTCCATTGTCATAAGTTATTAAACAGTTATTAGGGTTAACACTATTACTTGCAATTTGACCTAAATTTTGGAAAAAAGTACTTAAAGTATTAATCTGTTGAGCAACTGCTGGACCCAATATTGTATTGCCACTAATTTTAAAATTTAATAGATAATTACCTGATGCATTATTACCCATAAAAGCAATGGTATTTCCAATATTAACTATGCCGTTACGTTCGGCTATATTTACTGATGCACTGCTAATTATAGTCCACTCACCATTATTAGAACCATCATAATTAGCCCAACTAATACCGCTGGTTGCAATTATTTGTTCACCACCATCTTGTGCTAAAATTCCTAATATCATCCTAATTTACCAATAGCATAAAATTGCGTTGGCGTTCTTGCAACAAATCCAACAGCTTCAAAAGGTTTATCAATAGTTGCAGTTGATGCACTTCCAGAATAACTTAATGTAATGCCTGCGCCAGGAACAATTGTTACTCCACTTATGGTTGTAATAATGTTAAATGTATCACCAACAGTCCATCCAGAATCCTGTATAGTTAATTCAACAGAACCGCTAACAAATATTACAGTATTTCTTAATCCAGCACTGACTTCAATTGCACTATTAACATTAACTACTTCGGGTTTTTTATTATATTGTTCTTCTATTTTTACTTTACTTAAAATTTCTACCCATTCTGTATTGCCATCATTGCTACTTGAAATCAATGCCATACCACTTATTGCGGGCGGAATCAGCGGAGGATAAAATACAGCATTGCCGTTAACGTTAAACTGAATACTGCTACCAAAAATTGGGTTATTACCTATTATATTAACACCGTATATGCCTAATTGGTTAACAGCGTTTAAATCACCCAGTTGTATTTGAGGGGGTGATGCATTAGCATCATAATATAATATTTGATCAGCAAATACTCCACCATAAAAATTAGCTGTATTAACAGCCCAAGTTATATCTAATGGAATTGATTCATTTTCCCGTAATCCAGCATTGCCGCTAACTCTTACTTCATTACCGCTTACTACAACATCAACTGCGCCTGCACCTTTTATAGTTCTAAACTCTAATGTGCTTCCGTTCTTACTTGAAAATACACTTGCACCATTACCAATATTAGATGCTCCTATAATATCTCCAGAACCACCACCACCACCGCCTTGATTAATAATTAATCCATTTTCTAAAATTAAGCTCATTAACTTACTCCTACAAAGTTTGTTCCTGAGCTAAACACACCTGTAGCTGTTCCACTAAAAGCACTGTTTGATCTAACAAAGTATTCTGCTGCGGGATTCATAACAAACGCATAACTTCCTGTAGCAGTAATTGTTCCTGCAAGACCCATATAAGTTGTGCTGTCTATTTTTTGACGTTCCATAATTTCAATTGTACCAGTAAAGCTGCTAGTTTCATCAACTAAAATAAAGAACACGTCTCTGGCTGCGTCCTTCTTTTTTAAATATGCTTCAATACCTGGAATTATGGGTGTTAATTGACTTGCACCTGTAAAATTAAATTCAATTTTCTTCATTTTAGTCTCCTTTATGGATTTTTAACTATTAAGTATTTAAGTATTTTTATTGCTGTATTAACGCAGTATTAATCTATTCTTCTACAACGAATAAATGTTCCTGCTGGCAATGTGCCGCTAGCAAAAGCGCCAATATTGATTGAAGTTAAGTTTTCAGCACTAACATTTGCATAATATAAACTGCTTCTTATCATTTGATTTCTATCTACAAATATGGTGCTTTCACCCATACCAACTAATCCATTTGGCATAGTAATGTTAATAGTTGAAACTGAACCTCTTCCAGAAACAATTATATTACTGTTTACCCATATATCATTGGTAATAGATTGTATATTTGAGGTTGCTGATGTTGTAAGACCTTGAATACCCACACGACCATATGAGTATGCGCTAACTGTAGCAAAAAAGTTTTCATTTATTCCAATTGCTGTTTGATAAGTGCCTGCAACAGGCGGAGTTATTATTTTAATTTCAACAGTATCAACTCCTGGCGGAACAGCAACACTTAAATTGGCTGGGCTTGTATAAGCAACTGAAGTAGTTGTTTCATAAAATATACTTGTGAGAGGAGCTGTGTAAGTTCCGCTAATTAATATTTCATTCCAAACCGAACCTTCAAATTTTAAAAATGAATTATTTTCTGAATTTAAAAATACTTGCCCTGTTTTAGCTTCAGCATACCTCCAAGCATCCCCAACTCTAAAAGCAATTTGAGTATCTCTTGTATTCCATTCACCTGTACCATTACTGCTAACTATCCAAGCAGTGCCATTAACTGCTGATACAGGGGGATTACTGCTAACACCTAATACATAACCTCCCGCAACAGCATCTAAAATGAATAATGCTTCATTAACTGTAGTAGCTTTTTGGGATTGTGTTTCTAAAACTTCTGTTATGTTAAAATTAAAAGTTGCCATTTTTATTCCTTATATAGTTAATGTGCTTGTATAGCCTACGCCTACATCAACACTTAATTGCGCAATAGTTATTGTAACATTAGTTGAATAAACATCACTAATAGTTAATGTTGTAGTATTTAATACTGAAAATACGTTTGTAATTGTGTTATCTGTTACTTGAACTTCATATTGTTCTATTGCTTCTGAATTAGCTAGATCAATAAAGTTATCCCATCCTTCTCGTAAACGATCATTTCTAATCCAATTAATAACAATATTTCCGCCAAGACGGCTCGCATTTAAACTTGATGGACTGCGAGGTTTGCTTGATGCTGCACTCCAAACGTGAAACTCTTGTGGCGAATTGGATATGTTAAGTCCTGCACCAACCGCACGATAATCAATGGGTGTATTTAGTGAGTTAGTTGTGTCACCAGGACGGAATATGCCCACACCGGTTGATGGAACGAATATAGCGTTTGAGAAAGCGGAGTGCGATCCACTAGTGAAGCTGTCTCGTGTTCCTCTTCTGTTTCTAAGTAATTTACTCAAACGCCATAACCCGTTACCTAATTCCTCCGCCTCAGAGTATTGGATTAATTCCCAATTTTGATCTTCTGTGCCTATTAATACAGCACCATCGCCAGCAAGCACTTGTTCTTCGGAATAGCTTGATAGAACAGTTGATTGGTTGTTTAGTTGAACAGTAACTGTATTGGCTAAATCCCAATTGTTCCAAGGATAAGCAGGAAGCGCAACTGTTATTCTACCTAAAGTAGCTCGTTCATTGTGAGTAATAACCAAATCATATTCTGTGCCTGTGCGTCTAAACACGTCCACACCTCTAAAATTGTTAGTGCTGTTAGCATTATCAGCAGCCGCATACCAACCCAATCCGCTATCAGCTACTCTCAATGACGGGCAATCCACAAATATCCAAGAGGGCGGATATGTAGGATCCGCATTTTTAACGGGTAGAATAATGCCAGATGAAGGCGTGTAGTTTTGTGCTGTTAGGGTATTATAGAACGCATCTTCAAAGCGTCTAGCTATAATGGTCATTAACACGCCGCCACTTCTTGTTTCTACAACTTCATACTTTTCACCTGACTGCGTATAATAATCATCTGTGTAAGTGATTTGGATTAAATCACCAGGTTCCAATCCCAAATATTCCACATCTGTTTGACCGTAGATTGGCACGTTGATGGTTATACCACGACGATTTTGGTTTTCTTCAAACAGGATACGGTCTGTAATGCTTTTGGCAGCAGGGCTTCTCATAACTATTGGACTATCAACAGCCACATTGTTTTCATTAGGCGCTGTACGTCTATTGCTTCGTTGACTTGCTTGTTGATAATCAAAGTCAGGATCAATATAGTTGAGTGTTACGGAACTTGGGATACCTGTAATTTGGTTGACTGTTTCCTCAAATATGTCCGCATCACTGTTTTCGCTAGCACCAAAGTCATTTGGGTTGATAACTATTGGAGTTCTACCATACTTTCTTTTGAACTTTAGCTTGCCTTCGCTTTCAATATAATAAAAGCCAAATGCAGTTGCCAGAGGATCAATAGCTTCACGGGCTGTTGTGGGTTTTGCAATAATATAGCCTTCAAGACCACCAAAGTCGGGCAGAGCATCAAGCCCATCCAAATCAGTTGTGTCTATTTGTGACGGTTGTAGACCAACCTTGTTCAACAGAATGTCATCAACAATCTTTTTTATGGTTGTCTGCCCCGGCTGCCTAATGCTTAATTTTAAGAAGTAGTCACTAGCAAAGCTGTTTCTTCTATAAAAGATGCCCCTTCTCCGCCAATCATAGCTGGTAAAACCGTTAGAAGCCGGAACCCAAAGGGCTGGATTATAATAGTCCAAATCTGTAATGTCAGTTGAACTTATTCTAATAGCTGAAAATTGTGATAAATTGGGTGTTGTAATCCAAAAATTGCCTTGTGGATCATATACAGGTTCTGCTGCCATTTGGGTGGTAAAATTTGTTGTGCCCAGCGCATCATAATCTGCACCAAATTCCGCACTTAATTCATTACTACTTTTTGTCCCCAAAACTGTTGCGGCGTTTATGTCAATTAACACCCAAGTAGGTAAATTACCAAACCCCCCTAATGCTTCGTGTCGCCCCATATGCATTAAAAGTGTCTTATTTCTACTATCCAACATTATAGCATTGTCATATTGGTTTCCCGCAAAGCTGAATGTAAACCAATTGGATATTTCTGTTGCGCTTTGGCTGGCAAAACTATTATCTGCAACAGTTTCAGGTCCTACAGGTTCAAAAGGAAACTTGATTGATGCGCGCATTAATATTGCGTTTTCATTTGTGCTGGCTAATCCAACTTTGTAATAATGCCAACTTAAATTGCCTTCATCAAATTCCGGGTCCATCACCCCAAGAGCGTCCTGAATGTAGATTGAAAATGGTTGTCCTGTAACCATTTCTGTGGGTGTCCACATTTTAACTAATTCAAACTTGCTGCTCGTAAGCAGGATTGCTTGAACTGAAAGCGCATTTAGTGAGAAACGCCCAACTCCGTTTGCTTCTTGATCCACGCGGTTACTTGCCCAAACAATACGCTTTCCCTGTATGGGGAATGGTGTAACTTGAACGCAGGCGTCTCTTGTTTGTGAAAGACCAATATCTAATAAAACTCCGTTTGTTTGCTTGGCGTATCGTCCTGTTCCGCTTGCTCGATTTAGTGCAACCAAATATCCACTGATAAAAGGTGACACGTCTAATCCAGTAAGCGTACCTGCAACATAAATGTATTCATCATCTACGTCAAAGTTATTATCCCAACTAAACGAACCCGTTCCAATAGTTTGAGGGACTAAGGATATATTATTAACACGCTCACCAACAGGGCTTGGGAACACCCAAGCAGGACCAATACTAATCACGCTTCTAGTTGCGTGGCTGTATTCCGCTAAATGAAAGTTGCCGGACTTAGTCAAAATATAATAGTATCCTGTGCCATCTAGTTTGTTTCGTATTACTGTTCCATTTCCTGTAGTAGGGCGAGAATAACCCTCAGGAATTAAGTTGACTTGCGGAATAGTGTCAAAGTCATAAACTTGGTTGCTGGCTGCGTTTGAAACAGTAAATCGCAAATTGGGTAGGCTGTTCCCGAAAGAAGCTAAGTTCCATCCAGTCATTACAAGATAGCTAACACCTCTATAAGCAGGAACTTTGTCCACACCCCAAATACCCTGCGCACCACTATCAATGTTTTGTGTTTCTGTACCAGTATACCAACGCCAAGTGCCCAAGTTTGTGCCTGCTTGACCACTAATATCGGAATATTCCAATTCGCCGTTTACCCAAATCTCTAATAATTCGGCAGGACCTTCACAGACTGCAATTACTAAATCAACTATCTTCTCGTAACTAACATTTGTTGTTGTAGCACCGCCACCAAGTCCCTTACCGCTTTGACGTGTTTTGGTTGTTACTTTTCTGTTTTCTTGATTGAAGTGAATAATATTACCCGCAAGTTTTGCAGTGCCATATAACTTTTTTATAACACTTCCCTGAGTGCTTTGAGTAAATGTTACATCTGGAGGAATACTGCCTTCATTACGGAATTGTTCTGGTCCCTGCAACAATTGCCCAGCAACACCACCCGCCAAACTACCTAATGCGAAACCCAAGCTGGCAGCGCCCAGAGGACCGCCAATTAGGAACCCCGCAACACCTCCAGCTAAACTGCCTGCTTGCTGTAAACTCATTCTCGTATCCTAAAAAAACTCATTTTATGGCCTTCTTCTTTGCTGGGATAGTTTACTAAAACAACCCGCTTTGCTCTACTATCTGCATGAATAATACGATTATTGTCATACATTACTGCTAGGTGGGTGGGGTTTGGCACGTCTTTGATTTTAAATAATAAAATATCGCCTTTTTCCGCATTTTCTACTCGATCGCAGTAGTTCCTAATCTGCTTGAGCAGAAGGGTATTGGTTGCTATCTGACTGTAGCCTTCGCAGACTATTTTTTTAAGTGGCAGGGGACATATACCGCCGTTCATCAATGCAAGAACCAATAATCCCACACAATCTACCCCGTATTGAGTGTGCCCACCCGCTCTATAGGGCGTGTTGATTAACTTAAAGCATTCGTCTGCTAATATAATTCGCTTACTCAACTTCGCCCCTCGCTGTTATTGCATCATTACCCGGAATATCAGGAAAGCCCCTAAAGTTAATAATGTTGTCAAACTTATTTACTGCCTGTTCAATACTGCCATCATAACCCAATATAACTTCACAAAAATCATTTACTTGAATGGGCTGCGGTGTGCTTGCTAATAATGTTACGGTATTGGCGGAGTTAGTCATAATTTCATTGCGGATAAACTTTGCTGAAGTTGTGCTGGGTAGATAATTGTTACCTGTATTCCAAATAACTTCGCCATAAGAATAGTTTCTGTTTGCGCCCATCCAATTATATGTTGCTTGTGTTTTAACTTTGAAACTCATACTGCTAAGAATCACGTTAGGGCTTCCTCCACTAACACGAGTGAACACTGCTCTAAAATAAACGTTGCTGCTAACGGAACTAGAACTAGTTAATGCAATCCAAGTATTTGGTGCGGCGCTAGTAAATGTTCCACTAACGCCTGTATTACTTACTGAAAAAATAATACTACCACCGCTTATTGCAGTTGTTTCAGCACTTATTCTAAAATCGCCCACTACTGCACTTGTTGGTAGGTTAAAAATAATTTGTGGGCTATACCATCTACCGCTTGTGCTAGTTCCGGTTATTTGAAGATTATCTGTATCAGCACTTAAGTTTGCTAATGTTGCGCCAGTTAGAAAGTCTATTTCATCGTTGTAGGGCGTTACGCTTAATTGACTTAATCTGAAACGTGTTCTATTTTCTGTTACTTGGTTAACAATTGCTTTTGTTGTATATGCGCTTAAACTTAATCCATTAGGTGCATCACCCAAATTTACGGGATCATTGGGAGTGAACAAGCGGACAATGGGTTGGTCACTCAATATTTGAGTTAAACTTCTTAATTCTACTACTACACGACGTCTTTGACTTATAGATACATTACCAATTAACCCGCTTTGAAATATTAATTTATCAGCTGGATTAGCCCAATTAATTACAAATACTTCATATGCTGTTCTATCGTAATAGCCTGCAATAAGAGCATTTCTATTAAAACCTGTTGTTACATCATCACTTAATAATAAACTAATGTCTAAATTACTGATAAATCCATTTTGACCAAAAGTAAACTCTGTGGGGTCTGCACCAGGAGCATAAGTTAACCCATTATAAGTTAAACTTTGATCATGACTGCTAAATCCAAATTCATATCCAGCAGGAGTTGTAAACTTAAAGCATAAAGCCCAAGTTAATGTTTTTGAACTTAAATCACTTAATATTGATGCACCAATTGTTTTAATAACGCACCTCCTGTATAGTAAAACCACTCCAAGTTTGTGTTGAACTATTATTTTTAGTTACATCAAATGAATCTGTATCAAATCTACAAGCAATATCATATTCATATTTGGCTTTTAATACACTTCCTGATAAAGGACTTGGGATATTAATAATACCAGTAGTTGTGCTAATAGTATAATCAACACCTCTTGTTAATAATGTTGTATCAATATACAATTCAAAATCCTGTGAGGGGTGATTTAAATCATAGCTAATACCAGCTGGGGGTATTTGTCCATTAACTCTGGGTAATTTGATATCTTTGGCATAAGTTAAACTACCTGTTGTGTATTTTTTATTTAATTGGTAATTACCAACTCCAGTATAAGCAGATATATCAGCTGGTTCAGCATTTTTACTGTGATCCCATAAGTAATCGGTCCAATCTCTAAATCTAAATACATAAAATCTACCACGCATGTTCATATAAAAGTCTTTTACTTCTGCCATAGTGCCATCAGGCAAATTATCAATATTTGTTGTAAATTTACGCAATGCCCTTGAATAATAACTTAATCTTAATTCTTCGCCACTAGCAGTTCTAACTATTTGTGTATTCCATTCATCAGCAGCATTGCTGAAATAACTTACGTATTCGGGAAATACTATGTTATTAACTATTTCCATTAACCACCATTCCTTTTGCCTCTTTGATTAGCTAGATACATGTCGCGTTCAATTTCACTTCTTGATTGTCTAAAACTATTTGGATTTGGGGTAGTTATATTAAACACGTTGGTTGTTTGTGCATTATTACCCCCTGAAACCTTAACACCCAAATCTCCAGATTTAGTTCTTGCAACAGGCAATACAGCTTCAGGTCCTGCTTCGCCTGTTAAACTAAATTTATTACCACGCATTGGTGTAATAGTTGGTCCATTAATTATTCCGCCTTTAGCAAAAGGAACAACATTGCCGTTATTAAACACATTACCTTTAGCACTAAAAATAGTATCAAATATACCTTGCAACCCGCCACCAGCAGCACCAGCAGCACCGCCAGTTGCGCCACCTAATAAGCTGGAAAATACTTGATTAAGCGCAATTTTAGTAAGTTGTTGAATAACTGAATCTACAAAGCCGCCAAATATGTTTAATGCACCTTTTAATGTGCCATCCCATTCAGTTGCAAATTTACTAAAAGTATCAGCAGCACCATCACTAATAGTTGAATATAAATCAGTTGCAATTTGTGCAAAGTTTTGACTATTTTCTTGTGCATTTTGTATTGCTTGATCCCAACCAAATTCAAAAGAACGTTGTGTTTGTTGTATTGTTCCTTCTAATTCTCTGGTTTTTTCTATTTCTTGGTTAAGTGAAGTAACACGATTGTTTAATATTTCAGTATTAACACCACTAGCGTTCAATTCATTAATACGTTTTAATATTTGTTCACGTTCACGCTCAAGCGGCAATGTTGCTTCAACTATTGCACGTTCACGTTCACTTAATCCTAAATTCTGTAGTCTTATGGCTGATTCTTCATTTTGTAATCTAGTTCTTTCAAGTAATCCTTCTAATGCAAAGCTTTGTGATTCTGCTTCTTTTAAATCACTTAATTCTCTGATTATTTGTGCTTCTTGGCTTAAAGTAGTTAACCCTAATTTTCTAAAATTATCTGATTGTTGTAATACTGCGGCAACTCTACGTTGTTCATCAGCACTACCTCTTAATGCTTCTGCTTCTTGTTTTAAACCATTAATGTATGTGGTTAGTTCGCCTCGCGGATCATCTTTAGCACCTTTGCTTTTAGTAGTAGTAGTAGTTTCAGGTGGTGTAAATGTTTCACTTAATGGATTATCTTTATTAATACTTGAAGTTGCTGCTGCGGCTTTTTCTGCTGCTAGTCTGTTAGCTTTAATTTGATCTGCAATAGCATTTATTGGCGCTAATGCTACTTCGCCAGCAGTTGCAACTCCAACACTGATTGCTTCACTTATAGCAGTCCCAGCTTCAATAAATGGTGCTGAAGCTGCTTCAGCAACACCAACAACGCCATCTTTTGCAGCAGCAACAGTAGTGCTTAAAAAGTCAGCACTTTTTTGAACAAAGCCGCTAACAGCAGCATCACCTAATCCTAAAAATCTAAATAAATTGTCAGCAGCACCAACTAAATTATTAATTAATTCTAACGCTCCGTCTACGAAACCCTTAATAATATCTTTTGCAATTTGAAATGCACCTGCTGTATTTTCACTAACAAACGTAGTAAATTTGTCATAAGCACCAGTTATTGAATCAATTGCATCTGTGGCTTCTTTACCTAAATAATTGCTTACGTCAGTAACAACAGTTAAAAATCCATTAAAAGCACTAATAACTGTGCTGGTTATTAGTTGTGCAATTGCTTTTAATATTTCAATTAAACTAAAGTTTTCACCTGTGACTCTGTTAATGGCAAATTGAAGTGCTCCAAGGGCTAATCCAACAGGACCCAATATTTTAAAGAAACGTAATAATGGACTTAAGTTTAATACAGCACCAAATCGTTGAAATGCACTTGATACTCCAACTGTTGCGGCTGCTGTTCCTCCTGCTCTTGCTTTTAATAAATCTAAACCATCTTTTAAGTTAGTAACTTCTGTTAATGTTTGTTTTGATATAAAAAAGTTTTTAAATACTTTGCTGGGAAAATTACGTATTTGGCTTCTAATGTTTTTTAAACTAAATCCAAATGTATTTAAGATAGTTAAACTTTTAGCTGTAGCACCACCCACAGCAACTATAGCTGGCGTAACACCACTAACTGCACCAGCAAATTTTAATACAACACCAGTTAAAGCTAATAATGTAGAACTTAAAGCAACTAGTCCAACCACAGCAATAATTTCACCAAACTGTTTGATTGCAAAAGTAACTGCATTAATAGCACCACCCAATACTTCACCAATAATTCTAGCACTTTCTGTTCCACTTGATATAAATGCTGTTAAACTTTGAACTGCATTTGTAAATGCCGCACTAAATCCACCATCACCAATAGCAGTAAAGAAACGTGTAGTTGCATCTGTTAAGTTACTTAAACTTTGGGATATTCCGCCTAGTCCTGCTGTGGCAGCACCAGCAAATTGTCCTTCATTTAATACTTTTAATAATGCTGCGGTTATTTTAGCAGAGCCCTCTGCTGTTTTACCAAACTCACTAAATTCCAAACGACTTATTTTAAGTTCACGTTGTAATGCAACACTTAAACCCGGAATACGTTCAAATACTTGTTCAAGTTCTTCTAGTCCAAGACCACCACTAGTACTTCTTCCTAATAGTCTAATGATTGCTTCAAATGCGCCAACTTTATCAGTTGCAACAGTAGCACCATTTTCAATTGTTTTAAGTAGTTCAGCAATTTGGGTAAAACTTTTTCCGCCAGTAAAACCACTTCCCTGTAATTGAGTTACAGCAGCAACTAAAGTAGTTAATTCTTGTCCGCTGGTTTCTGCCAATGTTTCCAGTTCTTTAAATACAAATGCACCTTTTTCAATATCTTGAAATGTGGCATTAAGTGTTCTTCTTAAATCTTCTGCTCTTGCATTTATTTGAACCAACCCTCGAGCCGCAGTTGTACCAATAACAGTTCCAACAACTGCTCCTAAAGCACTAGCAGCACCAGCTAAAAATCCTCTTGATCTTTGCGCAGCTTTGCCAATACCATCAACTGATCTGGCTGCTGATTGTGAATTTCTAGTAATATTTGTAATGGCTGCACTTCCGCTAGAACCTAATTTTGATATATTATTTGCGGCTGCACTGCTTCTATTTGATAATTTATCAATACTTTTGGCTGCTGAGTTAGCACTAGTTCCAAGTGAACTAGTTCCTTTACTATTTAAATTTTCTCTAATAGAACGGCCTGTTCTTGCAGCCCGTCTAGCTAGATTATCTAAATCACGTTCACCTTGCGTAATATCAATACGTGGTTCAACAAGTGCTAACTCAACCATTTTTCATTTTCCTAACTTGATGTTCAACATATACTTCATCAAGTTGACTTATAGCGCGCATAAAAGGAATAGGTTCAATATCCCAATTACATATGTTATGGTAATTTAACACATCTGTAGTATTTAAACGTTCAATACCCATACCAACTGCCCTAAATGAACTTAAATCTAAAAAGCTCTGTAATAAAAATTTACTTAAACCTTCAAGGGGCGGTAACTCCTCTAACATTCCAGCTTCAATCAATGCACGATCTAAAGCCCTGCCAGACAAGTCCGCCCTTAAATGTTTTTTGCTTCATCTACTGCTTCCTCTAAATTTTTAACAAAGAAGTTTTCAATGTCACCAACTGCATCAAATATTTGTTTAGATATAGTAGGAAACTTTTTACTGCAAAACTTTTCAGCAAGTTCTTTATTAAAAGGAATGGGTTTTCCATCTTTAGTTAAACCTTCCCAATCAAGCAATATATTATTTGCAATAAAGTTTGGTAACATGGCTGTTAAACCTTCTTCTATCCAATCTTCATTTGAAACTTTTCTGCCTATTTTTTTGTTTTTAGAGAAATAGTTTTTACGTTCTTTATCAATTTTTGATTGATATTCGTTTTTAGCAACGTTAGCAATTTTAATTTTAAAATCACCACCTGGTGTTTCAATTGTAACCCAAGTGCCATCACTCAGCTCATCGCTTACTTCATAATTAAATATTTCCATTTCTTAACTCCTTATGCTAGGTAATGTAGCGACACACTTTTACCAGTTAATGGACTAACGTTAGCTTGGAAAGTTGCAGCAACAGTAACAACTTCATCTCTAGCTGGAATAGCATTTGGATGAGCTGTAATAGTTGCATACGGTATTTCTAAACTAAAGTAATTTCCTGCTATGTCTTGTAAAATTGAACCGATCTGTATTTTGGTACCTAGTCTATAAGCTTCAAGTAATGTTCTATTTTTTAATGCAAAAGTAACTGTTCCTGTAACACCCACACTGCCTTCACTAATATCAGCAGCAAATTCACTTCCCAATGCTCTAAAAGGAGTAAGGTTATTGTTGACAGTAATTTCAACGTTTGTAACAAGTAAGTTTGATTGTGGAACGTTATCAACACTTAACCAAAACTTTTTAAAGTTATCGGTTGGATTTAGTTCTACAGTGTTGCTTGCAGGCACAGTTGCAGTCTTTGGATCAGCTGATAAACTTCTTAAAGTTGTACCTGCCATAGTAAATGTTTGTTGCGGAATTTCGCCAACACTTAATTTAAGGGTATATTCGCCAACAGTTAAGTTATTTCCAACAACATAAGTTGAGATGCCTTCATAACCTTGAACAAATGTAAATGCTTTTGGATAAACATCATTGGTTATTCTTGAAAACTTGTTAATAGTTAATGTATCAGCATTAGCACTAACAATTGGTGTAGCTGGATCTAAATAAATTGCAGTAGCAGAACTTTCAGGAGTTAATGCAACTGCATAAACACCATTTAGTTGACTTTCAACTGCGCTGGTAATAGTAAAACGTGTTCCGGGAGACATAACAGGAAAAC